TGATTATCCGGCATGGAAACGTCGCCCATCTGGATTACTATTTCGTTAGGATAGAATATGGCAAGAGATAGAGTCTATACGGTAGAATTTGAAGGTGTTGCCGTAACTGCGGCAGTCGATTTCTTTCAGCTTACTCCCGCAGATGACAAGCCGATTGAAATAATAGGCGTTTTCTTGGGACAGTCGTCCGATTTAGGAGATGCCGCATCAGAGATTCTACGTTACAGAGTGATTCGTGGGCATGCGACAACGGGATCAGGTGGAGCATCTCCAACGCCGAGACCGCTCAATAGGTCTGGTGCTGCGGCTGGTTTTACGGCCATGACCAATAACACTACTGTGGCTACGGCAGGTACAGCTATCAACTTGCACTCCGATGTTTTTCACATTGCCGCAGGTTTGCCGTTGTGGTTGCCAGAAGGTTGTGAATGGGAGGCGTCCCAGGCAGATACGTTGATTGTTGTTAGACTAATGGCTGCGCCTACTGATTCACTTACTATGTCAGGTACATTGTATGTAGTCGAACAGGGTTAATACATGGGCGCCCTTAGAGGTCCAAAGATACTACTCCCCAGATATTCGTATCGAAGGAGATCTTCGGTAGCTCTTCAGAGCGTTTTTTCACAACTGGATGTTAGGGCAACTCAAAGTGGATCCACCTTTAATGGCATGGCACTTGCCGTTAAAGTTCTTACAGGTGCGCATGCAACCCAAAATGGTGCAGTTGCTTTTGCCAATGTTATTACTACACCATCGCTGGGTATAACGCCGAACGCCAATGGATCGATTGTATACGGATCGATCGTCAATGCCAATGGTACCACTTTATGGACGGCGTTAGCAAGCACCACGTTTATTCAGAATATATCTGACGTTACAAACGGCTCTTGTTATGGTACTTATCGCTCAACAGCAACTACTACAGCGTCAAGCCCTATAACCCTTGGTGCATCTGCTCCTAGTGGTACAGCTGGTGGTATTTCCCAAGCTGAGATTCTAACTTCTGGTACGTTAGCTGAACATGCCTCTGCACCTACAGCAGTATCCACTGATGCTGCTCAAACTGTGGCAACTGCAATATTCACTCCACCAGCAGGATCGTTAATTGTAGCGATTGTCTCTTCTGACGGTGGTGTTGGAATATGTAATATGACCGTTGTCGGTGGAGGACTCACTTGGACTGAGTTGGTCAAAGCAAACGATTCTGGTGACGGTTACGCAGGTGTTTGGATTGCAAGAGTACCCGGCACAGAGGCGGGTGGACTAACTCAGACTGTTGGACAAACTGTAGAGACTGATGCAGCACAAGCAATCACCCATCTTAAATCAAAGTTGCTTGGACAGATAACTGGTACCGACACGGCACAGAATGTGCAAGAGGTAAAACGTAAAGCAATTGGTCAGGTAACTGGATCAGATTCAGCACAGACAATTACTCCTGTTCATATTCTAACCGGCGTCATTGGACAAGTAACAGAAACTTCCACATCACAGACTGTTACTAAGCGTAAGCAAAAGCTTCTTGGTTTGGTTAGCGAAACGAGCACGGCCAATACTGTCACACCACGCAAATCCAGGGCGGTTGCCCAAGTAACCGAAACATCTGCTGCCCAAGCACTTGTGGAACTAAAACGAAAATTGCTAGGCCAAGTTACTGAGACCAATATTGCACAGACAGTATCACATCGTAAGATTAAGGTAATAACTCAAGTAACCGAATCCAATATAGCACAAATCGTTAAGAGGGTACATCTTAGGACGGTAGCACAAATATCAGAAACCAGTGCTGCTCAACCAGTGACACACAAAAAGGCCAAAATAATTGGTCTGATATCCGAGATTAACACCGCAGACACTGTCACCAGAGCTGGCACAGCAACCACAGTTGGTATGGTAACTGAATCAAATACTGCACAACCTATATCACACGTTAAGGTCAAGGTAGTATCTCAAATTGTAGAAACGAACACTGCCAATGCAATAGCGCGAATAAAGACCAAACTGGTAGGACAGGTCAATGAAATTGACCTAGCGCGAGTGATTGTGGGGTTCACGGTGCCAGTAATAAATAGGGTTAATGAAACTGATCTAGCCTTACAGGTCAGTGGAGGCGTTGCCTCGGCCGATACCCATGGCTGGCGACCTCTGGTAGGGTTACACTGCGTTTACCTGCAACAGAAGACTTTTGAAGGCAACCCGAATTACATCAAGCGAATCCCAGTGATCATTACTAGTTTCGCTTCGGATGGCTATCCAAGACTTAAGAACAAGCAAACTGGTAATACGTATGGGACTGCATCTGTGGGAATTCGTCCAAGATCCCATCCAGATGCAAACGAGTTCGGTGTCTATGTTTCATTCTAAACCTAGCTAGAAGGACCATGAAAATGCCAATTGCAACTGTAACCGAAGCAAGCGAAAACATCCCACTTAAATCTTGTCCTCCAGACGGATTTGTAGTAATTCGACGGATGAACTACGGCGAATCTCTGAAGCGAAAGGACATGATGGCATCTATCGCCATGAGTATGGATACATCCAAAAAAGGACCACAAGAAACCAAGATGCAGATGGACCTTCTTCAGGAGAAGACTTCACTATGGGAATTCTCCAATCTTATTTTGGAACACAACCTTACTAAATTGGTTAACAGTAAGGGTCAACCTTGTAAGAAAGACGACCCTGATGCTAGAGAGATGCCGCTCAACTTCAAAATTCCATCCGACATACAAATGATAAGTGGTCAAGTTGGCGACGAAATTCAAATGCACATCGATCGCCTTAACTCATTTGAGGAGTCAGAAGAAACAAAAAACTAGTAGAGCGGTTAAGAGCCGCAATTTATGGTAATAAGAAAACTGTAGATGTAGAAGTGATGCTGGTCCTTGACGTTGTTAATACTTGTCAAGAGCTGCATTGCTTGCCTTTATCCGGTGGGCTTTTTGATCAAGATTCGTACTTAATGTATTTGTTTGGTATAGTGCGAGAGGCCCGACAAATAGCGGCAGAAATAGAAAGTAAAAGGGCTGGAGCCAAATAGTGGCCATTACTCGTGATCTTTGGGTTGTAATTCGTGCACGTGACGAAGCTAGTCGAATCGTGCGCAGTTTTGGACACAACGTCGCTGGTTCTGCTGCCGCCGCTGCTGCTGGAGTTAGCTCTTTCGATCGTGCAATGCAAACAACTGCAATGAGACTACAGCAATTTGCTATGACCTCCATGCTCGCTGGTAGCGTCATGACTGGTTTTGGTGTTGCTGGACTTGCGTTTATCAAATCAGCAACCAATGTTGCTGCTGAATATGATAAGCAAGTCCGACGCACCATGACTCAGATTGACGGCATTTCCACAAGCTTGGGAGAAGTTGCAGAAGTTGGGCGCAGAGTCGCCCGCGAGGTGGGAATACCGTTTGAACAAATGCAGGAGACTTTATTCTTTATCTTCTCGTCTATGAATGTAAGCGTTGCCGAGGCCGAAACCTTACTCAGAGGATTTGCCAAGGAGGCTGTTGCTGGTAACAGTACCATTGAGGCTGCTGCTAGAACTACGATTTCTATCATCAATGCCTTGGGTCTTTCTGTTAAGGATTTGACCAGAATTCAAGATGTTCAATTCCAAATTGTTCGTAAGGGTATTATTACCTATGAGGAATTAGCTAACACTATAGGTAGAGCTTTACCCGCTGCTGCTCGGTCCGGACAGACGTTCGAGACTGTTGGTGCAATGATGGCCTTCCTAACTCGTAATGGTCTGTCTGCCGCGATGGCGGCCACTTCTGCCGCTCGTGCCTTGGAATCCATATCACATCCAAAGACTGTAGCCAGACTTGAAGATATGGGCATTGCTATACGTAATGCCAAGGGAGAGTTCTTGCCTCTTGTTCAAATTATGGACAAGATGAACGACAAAATTAAACTTATGTCCTCACCTGAACGAGCCAAATTCTTACAGGAACTGTTTACGGGTGCTGGCGGAACGATTCAAGCTAGGCGTTTCTGGGACGTTGCATTTAAAAACTTTGGCCAATTTGAAGAAATGGTCGGGTTCATGCAGAATGCAACTGGAGTCTTCGAAGGCGCGTATGAAACAATGGCCGGAAGCGTTGCGGCCAAGTCTCAGTTGATAGCTAACAAATGGATGATTATTAAAGAAGCTCTTGGTCGAGCTGTGCTCCCAGAGTTGTTGAAGCTTATTACAATTGTGGGAGTGGTCCTAGATTGGTTTGATAAGTTGCCAGAAGCCACAAAGACAACTATCGCTCAATTCATTCTATGGGGATCGATAATTGCAATTGTTGTTGGTGTCCTGGTGATACTTGTTGGCACAATGGCATTCTTTGTATCCAGCATTATAGCTGGTGGCGTCGCGTTGGCAATCATTATGTCTACAATCGGCTTTGTGACCGTAGCTGTAGCAGGTCTCACTGCTGCTTTCTATTCAGCGTGGCAACGAAGTAAAATTTTCCGAGATGCAGTAGAAGAACTTGGAGAAGCGTTAAGTGTGGCTTGGAAGAAAGTTTTACAAACAGCCAAAGACGTGGCAACATCGTACAATGAGCATTTGCGACCCAGCATTGAGAAACTCACGCTTTTTATAGAAACAAGAGTTATTCCAGCAATCCAAAGATTTGCTCGAATTTGGGTTGAGGAAGTAATGCCAAAGATGGAGGAAGCAAGAAGAATAATACTCGATATTGTTGACGGGGCACTTAGTCGAATAGGAGAAATTATTGAACTAAATATAGTTCCGGCACTTGCAAAATTAAGTGATTGGTGGTATAGGAATGAAGAATCAATACGTCCGTTCCTGGTAGTCTTTGCACAAGTTGCTAAGTGGCTTTTAATTATCACTGCCCTTATTTTAGCTTCTGGAATCTTAGGCTTCGCGCTTATGATTATGACGGTGGTCTATGCTGTAGTTCTATTGATTGCTAATCTAGCACTGTTGTGGAATTGGATTAAATCTCTGGGATCAGCTATTGGAGATTTTTTCCAAGAAGTTGGTAGAAAAGCAACAAGTATGGGTACCACAATGAGGAAGTTCGTGGACGACCTTATCAGTAATGTCAAGTCAATTTTTAGTGATTCTAAGGCTTGGCTTTTCAATGCCGGATCAAATCTTATTAGCGGTTTTATGGACGGCATTAAGAGTATGGTTAGTAACTTGAAAACTAGACTCAAAGAAATTACCGATATGATCCCAAACATCAAGGGACCGAAGTCTGTTGACCTTAGACTTCTTCTGCCTGCTGGTGTGAACATCATGAAGGGGTTCATGAAGGGTATTTCCAGTCAGATCCCAGCGTTGAAGAGTCAGCTACAGGGCATTACTTCTCAGATGGGGATGCTTCCGGCTCCTGCTCTTGCAGTTCCGCAAGGATTCGTCCGACCAGTTACAGAACAAAGAGTTACCAACCAATATATCACTGTTAATACTCAAGAAATCGACCCTAGGATCCATGCGGCGGAGTTAGGGTGGGAGTTGGACGGAAGACTATGAGGAGTATAAAGCTGCTGAGAATGAGAGGTTATAATGCCTCTTACTGAAGACCTAACTTTTCAGTTGGGTGATACAGGAATTATCCTCAACACTGATTCTTCAGGATTGCCATTCGTTGACGTCCAATCTGTGTTGGGTCTAGACAGCACACCATATAGGGAAACACGTCGCGAACGTGAAAACGCCGATGGCGGATTCATGGATGCAGAGTTCGAGCGTGGACGTGACATCCTTATAAACGGCGACATCATTGCTGACTCAGATACTATGGAAACTTACCTAGATTCTTTGAAAGCTAATTATGCTCCCAGTTCTACGCTAGTGCCATTTTACTACAAAGCACCTGGCATTGACGAACGGGTAATATACGTTAAGCCGCTTGGTGTTAAGTACGATTGGGAGCAGCTCCGTCGTACTGGTCAGGCAAAGGCGCAGTTCAAAATGTTTGCTGAAGACCCAAGACTCTATGCTTCGGTAATCACAAATACAGATGTCCCATTTGCTACTGGTGGTAGTTCCGGTTTTGGTTTTAATTTAGGATTCGATTTTGGTTTCGGTGCATCTTCGAGCAGCGATGGTATTCTCGTTAACAACTTGGGAAATCGTCCGACCCCGGCACTCTTCACTATCACTGGACCATCGGATACACCAACAATCAGAGACGATACTTATGGCCACTCTCTGACGTTTGCGATTGTTTTGGGTACCGGTGAAACTTTGACTGTAGATACACAATACAAGACAGTGAAACTGAATGGTAATACCAATCGTCGTAGCTCATTGATAACTCCAGACTGGTTTTATTTGCAGCAAGGTGAAACATTTCTTAGGTAT